TCGCACGAATCACTTTGTCTTCTGTGATGTCACCACGCGCCATGTCCCGTGCCTCACGCACAGTCCTATCAACCAAACCATCACCAGCCAAACCTTGACCGTAGTAGTCCAAACCTTTGCGAGCAGCCGAACGAATATATGCAGGTACATCCAACGACACTGCACGGATTGAAGGTACCTCATCAGCCTTAATTGTTTTCGGGTCTTTAGTTGCGATGCCTAGTGAGGCATACGCACGTCGAGCAGCAGAATCATTGTCAATGGCCAACTTCACAGTGTTCTCTTCAAGGATGTCAGCAGCTGTTTCCTTCTTGTATTCAGGTGTTGAGATGCTCATATCTTCATTGAATTGAATATCATTAAATTGCACACCAGCATCAGCCAACTCTTGCATCGTTTTCTCTTGGTCAGATTCTGGACGACCAGTGACAATATAGATGTAGTAATCGGGATACAACGAGTTCACATAGTCCACATTCTTTTGAATGCCTGAACCACTAGATATCAGTGTGCCATCAATGTCAACAATGATGACTTGATTCGCTTCAGAGTTACGTTCCCCACCTGGAGACATATCTTCAGCCAACGAAACAGCAACCATCTGGTCAACTGCACCCTGTTTAGTTTGATGACAACCAATAACTTCGCCATCTTCTTTAATGGTTGCCCAACCTGAACAATCAGGTGACTTGTCAGTAAAGAAATAAGGCATCAGACCAACAACAATACTTCAGCATCATCATCCAAAGTGGAGAAGGCGATTGATCCCAACGCTAGACAATCAACCCCACCAAGCCGTGACATCCCCTGAGCAACAATGATTGCTGGTTCAGGAATAACTTCAATCTGTATCGGTATCTCAACAGGTTTGACCTGCTTCCTCAAAGGCTTCTGTCGATACGGTTGCTGATACCCAACACCATCGTCAACAGGAGGTGGTTCGGGTGGTATCACTGTGGCTGTTGCTGTGGCAACCAGTCCATCTAGAGGTGCATCAAGTACAGGGAATATGATCGCTGACGCTGAAGCCGTCGCATCCAGCCCACCCAACGACGCAGACAACACAGGGAACAGAGTTGACTGAGCTGAAGCCAACGCATCCAACCCACCCAACGACGAAGACAATACAGGGAACAGAGTTGATTGCGCAGTCGCAGTCGCATACAATCCACCAAGCGATGAAGCAAGAACAGGGAACAAGGTCGTTTGAGCAGACGCTGACGCACTAACCCCACCCAAAGACGATGACGCTGTAGCAAGAGTTAGGAACTGACCACCATCAAGAACAGCTGCGCCATCAAGCGTTGAAGTATCAAGAATGAATGCTGCACCACCGTCAAGACCGAAGCCTGCGTTGTCGAGTGTGGTTGAGTCGAGGACGAACCGTTGAACGGCCATCACGAACCTACGATGCGAGCGTCAAGGAGACGGTGAGATTGCCTGCACTGATTGTGTAGGTGTCACCTGCTGTGTAGGCACCAGCAACGATTGTTCCAGAGAACAAGAAGTTGCCTGCCGTCAAATTATCCCAACAAGTGAAGTGCGTTGCATCTTGTGAACCTGTGATATTCGTCCAACTAATATCTGCATCCGATGTCAATGCACCAGCAGAAGCTGCACTGAACGACACAGCCTTGCGAGTTGTTTCAGTTGCAGGGAATGCCGTTCCAGCAGTACCAGGGTCTTGCGTATGCAACTTCACATACGGCACAGCAACCGAGAACGCTGTTGCATTCCCTAATGCGTTCATCCAAGAGTTGCCCAAATATGCGCTGATTCCGTGTGCCATTAGTCTTCAACCCTTTCAGTGATCGTCAAGATACGTCCATCAGCGTCACGCTCAACCGTGCGCACAGTTGGCTTTGACTGTGGGATGTTCACTCGAACGACAGTCTCAGGAACATTGATGATCGGTGCAGGAACATTCACAGCCGGTGGCGTATAGTTCAACACGACTTCAGGCATATTGATGTCCATGTTCTGTGACTTGACTTCGTAAGCAGCAGCAGGATCGTTTGGACTGATCTGCGACAAACCTTGCAACATAACTGAAGGAACACCAGTGTGCAAGATGTCTGGCAAACCTAGTGAAGCCAACACTGCTGCTGGATCAAAACCTGTGGTGATGAGCCGTTGAGCCATCAAAAATTTGCGATCCAACTCAGACAAGTTCGCAGCTGACAAATCCACGTTCGCCAATGGCACCCGATACACTTCGCCACCTTCAACTGGTGGCATGTCCTCGATGCGATGGATGTCGTTGATTGACAAGAAGCCTGATTGCAGACCTGTTGAGAATGCTGCATAACGTGAAGCCTGATCGCCACGCAAAAGACCATCAACATTGAATTTAAGGAATGCTCGACTGTCCAACAACTTCTGGTAGCCATCCTCAATCTTGGAGATGTACGGACGCAACGTGTGCTGAACGAAATGGATGCCGTTCTGTTCTACCGACGCATAAGACATAGCTCCAGCCGTAGTCACACCAAGCATTGATGGTGGGCACCTGAAGATGCGACCAATCTCTTCAATGGCGAAGCGACGTGATTCTAGGAACTGTGCCGAATCATTATCAACAGTTGTCTTTGTGAACTTCGCTCCACCAAACAAGATGCCTGGTCGATGTGACCGGCGCAAACCTCTGTGACCTTCTTCAAATCCGTTCACCAAATCTTTGGCTTGCTCACGGGTTAGGTTGCCTGGGAACTCGATGATGCCAGAAGCGGATGAGCCTTGACCGAAGAATCGTGCAGCGAACTCCTCCAACGCTTTAGCCAAACCAAGGTTCTCTTTGATCAAGTCAATCTTGGAACGGCCACGCAACTCACCAGGCAAACGCATCTCAGTGATGTGAATCATGTCTTCGGCTTGGATAATGTCACGCTGTTCGTAGATGAAGATTGGTCGACGTGTTTCACGGTCACGACTGCACTCAACCCGTTCAGGGTTCAAAACAACTAGAGCTGCAATACCTTGATCGTCACGGACGATACGTGTGAACGAGTTACCGTTCAACAGCAACGACACCAACACTTGTTGGAAGTGTTCTGTGCGAGTGACACCAGTTTCAGGGATGTCCAACCATTGTGGTCTAGGACGGAATGCTTTGCGTTCTGCACCTACACGAATGTAAGTATCAACAGGCAAAGTTGAAATTGAATCAGAGATGAGACGCACACATGCGTATACTGCTTCAATTTTGAGTGAATCAATTTGGGTGACTACTGTTCCAGCGTTTGTAGTCATCGAGTAGCCGTCGCCCATTGCGTACAGCGACTGGAATGAAACGGCTCGTTCCTCGGTGCCTTGGCTCAGAAGTCGTGACAACATTTACTTTTTGACCTTCCTCTGCCCACGCTCAAATGCGAATGCGAACAATAGAACTGTGAAGCCGACAAAGATCAGCCCGATGGGTACCGACACCAAGAATACCCCAAAACCGATGAGTGAAACAGCGAGAAGTTCTAGCAGGAAGATTGTCATGATCCTAGACTACAAAGAAACCAGGTATAGGTGCGACTTCCTGTTTTGATGTCGCACGATCTGATGCGATAGCAAGAGCAATCGCAGCGTCAATCTTACGCTTTGACTTACCTTTAGACAGTCGCCAACCTGACTCTGTTTGGCGTTGCGCAGCAGACAACACTTGATCAGCGAACATTGGATCACCATCATGTGCGATCACTTGATTCACAATCAATTCGTACAAGTTGCCACACGCAGGAATCATTCGTGAAGCTGACTGAGGGAACTCAACCATCACATGGTTTTCAGATAAGACCTCTGCAGAACGCTGAAAGAAAGCAGGGTCATAAGCGTTCTCCACAACATTGAACTTTCTGTTGATGTCACGAATGTGCTGTTCAACAGCTGAGACATCCATTGCGTTAGCGTCAGGATGCCAAATCTTTGATCGAACAACAACACGGCCATCTTGAGGCTGTGCAATAACAACTGCTATCGAGTCATGTTTCAATGCCATATCCACACCAACGAAGGTGGGTAGATCAGGTTTGAGTTCCATATCTGAACGGCATAACTCCCAAGCACCAGCAGGCAACCATGACTCGCCATCCGTGCGCACCCATTGATTTAATCTGTATCTCCGATAGGCGACCTCAGCCGTCTGGTTCATCGACACTTCCATATCCTCGATGTCAAGTAAACCTTCAGCCAGGTTTGGATTAGCTGCAGCCCAAGCATCACGATCCGACACAGCACAACCCTCTGGTGCTTCCCACCAAAAGAAACCAAACCGTTCATCATCCTGGTCGCCAGCAATGACACGCTTGCCATAGTTGTAAAGACGACCACACAACGAATCAGGGTCAAACCCTGCGGTGGTGATACCGATGATGTGAGGATCTTTTCTTGCACCCATACCTAACGAAAGCGCATCCCAAAGATCATGATTGGGTTGTACGTGAACCTCATCAAATATCACTGTGCTCGGGTTTAGACCCTGTTGAAGTTTTGCGTCAGCAGAAAGAACACGGTAGATCGCACCGGTGGAAGGAACCTCAACCACATCTCGATACACCTTGCAAATACCTGACAACGCAGCCGACTGACTGATCTGCCACTTTGCCTCGTTGAACACAATCCGTGCCTGCATCCTGTCACCAGCAGCCGAATACACCTCAGCCCCAGGCTCACCCTCAATCAAGCCGTACAACGCACAGACAGAACCAAGCAGCGATTTACCATTCTTACGAGCTAGTCCGATGAGGCTTCGACGGTACCGAAGCATCCCATCAGCCCTGCGCTCATACAAAGAATCCAACAAACTTGACTGCCAGTTAGTTAACCTCAGCCCCTCCCCAGCCAACACACCTTTGCTGACATGCAAGAAAGTTTCAGCGAAGTCGGTTACTAGCTCGCCATCAGAATTCTGATACAACCTCGGAGTTGACCATGTTGGTGAACCTATTTGCTTTACGCTCACGGAATTGTTCAAGTTCATTCTGGATCTTCACCTCCACGAAGCCAAGTCGTGCTCGATCAACAGGAGTAAAACCAAGCAGGGATAGACAATCTAGCACCTGCGAATCCAAAGCACGAAGAGCAGAACGATCACGCCAATCACCCTCACGCAAAACCTTCACACGCAGAGCAGCACGTTCATCAATCTGCTCCGACACAATCTGCAATAACTCGACATCCATTTGTGGGCTGATCCAAGTGAAAGCAACATTCCAAACACGCTCCCAAAACACACGACCTGCTGTACCTAAAGGACGATGAGGCTCAGGGGGCGTAGCAGACGTGGGGATCGGGATAACTACATCAGGCAACGGACGGTGACCAGGATTACCGGCACGACGCTTCTGCTCCACTGGTTTTGGTGGACGACCAACTGGTTTAGGCATTGATGAAGTCGTGAACTTTCCCAGACGATTCAAGCACAGGCAAGACACCAGTTACTTTTTGGTATCGAGCACAAATCACGTCAACATACTTTGGATCAAGTTCCATCAGATAGGCGACTCGATTGGTTTCCTGCGCAGCAATCAGAGTACTGCCAGAACCACCAAACGGATCAAGTAGAAGAGCGCCACGATTATTGTGATTTGTTATAGATCGAACTATTAACTCAATTGGTTTCATCGTTGGATGTTCTGCAGATTTTCTTGGTCGAGGAATCTGCCAAATAGATGTTTGCGTTCTGTCAGGTGGTGGAGTATGAGCAGCACCTGGTTTCCATCCATACAAAATTGGTTCATGCTGATAGTGATAATCAAGTCTTGAAAGCACTAACGAACCTTTATCCCAGATAATTGTTTCTCTGTAAATACCCAAATCAAGCATCGCTTGAAGGAACGAAACATGTTGTTGCCCACCCTGAGGAGAAGCAACAAACCATGTAGCTCCATCTTTGCATTTGCTCAATAAATTTGTAAAAGATTTCAATAGAAAATCAAATAATTGATTACCTTCCAATGAGTCGTTCATCACTTCCAAACCATCAGTTCTTCTGCGCATTTTTTTTGCTTGTTCTGGTGTCAAATCTTTCTGGTATGAAACACCGTAAGGTGGATCAGTCCAAACCATGTCTGCAAATTTATCTTTCATTAATTGAGATAAATTTTCTAGAATCAGACTGTCTCCACACATCACTCGATGTTCTCCCAATAACCAGATGTCACCCAACTTAGAAACAGCAGCAACATCCTCTGGTACATCATCAACATCAGTCGGCAACTCAATCTGCTCAACACGATCCAACAATTCCTTCACAGCCTTGTCATCCCAGCCCGATGACTCCAGCAGGCCAGGGTTTAACGAACCGACATCGTTGATCAGATCAGCTAACGCTTCCTCGTCGTAGTCACCCAACTCGGCTGTGCGATTGTCTGCCAAAGCAAACGCTTTCGACGTGACCTCATCATCATCAACCCAGACAACAGCAATCTCATCCCAGCCCAAAGCCTGCGCAGCCTGCAACGTGTGGTTGCCTGCGATGACAACGCTGTCTGATCGGCGCACCACAATCGGCTTACGCTGCCCGAACGCTTCAAGGCTTCGCTTGACAGCCTCGATGTCTCCACGTCGAGGATTGCCAGGGAGCAACTGAAGTTCGGTGATTGGATGGGCAAGATTCTGCAGGTCATTTTGGATCATGACAAACACCCTAGTTTCGCGAAGGCGCGTCTCGCGCACGGCAGGGGTACTTTCC